AACAGCAACATTCCGACTACCCCGACTGACCTGAACGAAACTTCGTTGGAAAACGCAGTTATTCAGATCGCAGCGTGGACTGACGAACGTGGCCTGTTGATCGCTGCTAAACCACGCAAGCTGATTGTTCCACCTGCTCTCCAGTTCGTTGCTACTCGTCTGTTGGAAACCGAACTCCGCGTCGGCACCAACGACAACGACATCAACGCATTGAAGAACAATGGTTCGATCCCAGAAGGCTACACGATCAACCACTTCTTGACCGACACAAACGCATGGTTCCTGACCACTGACGTTCCAAACGGCATGAAGCACTTTGTTCGTACACCGCTCCAGAACTCGATGGATGGTGACTTCGATACTGGCAACGTGCGTTACAAGGCTCGTGAGCGTTACTCGTTCGGCTGGTCTGACCCGCTGGGCATGTACGGTTCGCAGGGCTAAGAGAGGGGGGCTTTACGCCCCCCTTTTTGTAGTATATAAAGGCAGTAATTCCGGGATTTACCGGTACGTCAAACAGGCTCCCGGCCTGACTTCATGCAGATTGACGTGCCTAACCGCATGAGGGAAAACATGGCTCTTTCTACTACCCAAAGCATTTGGCGTTCGGGCGGCGGCGATAACACTCGCACCGCGTACTGTGGTTCTGGCCTGATGGCTGCACAGTTCTTCATCTCTAACGCTGCTGCTACCGGTGCTACCGTCAAGGTATCTTCCGCTGCTGGCGCAGCCGATCTCATCCTGCCTGAAGGTGCAACTGTTGTCTCTGTGGCAATTAATGACGCAGGTGGCGGCACTATCGACCTTGGCACGACTGGTTACACTTCTGGCACTACTGCTGGCACTATCGCCCTTGCCTTGACCGCTTCGTCGGTTGGTACGACCTCAATTGGCTCTGTTGTGACTGGCTCCGCAACCACTTCGATGGCTTATGTGACCGCATCGAGCAATGCAGCGGGCAGCGGTAATGTTGGTGGTTACCTGATTTACTTCGTTGCTGATCCGCTAGTAGGCCAGCAGAACGTCTAATTAAGGAGGCATCGCCATGATGCAGACAGACGTTAAGCCAACGACATTGACCTCCTCGGGCGTGGTTTTTGAAGGCCGCGCTCGTGTGAAAGGTATGGTTGTCACGCCAACCGGTAGTGCTGGTAGCGTGACAATTGCGGACGGCAGCACGACAGTTTTTACGGTTTACACAATTGCTTCTGGGGAAACTTTTAACGTGCTTATCCCCGGCGAGGGTGTTTTGTGCGCCACCAACGTGTACGCGACGCTGAGTAACGCAAATTGCACGGTGTTCTATGGCTAATTACGGGAAAGTTTCTTCCGTAACTCAGCGAGGCCTGTACGAGCCGTTTGAGTTGCAAGTCTCGCGCGGGCAAATTGCCTTCCACCGCAACGTGACGGTGTTTGGGTTTAACCCTGATGTAGACACAGCGCAGGTATCGGTTTGGCCTCTGCCTAGTTTAATTACTTTCCCTGCGGCTGCTTTGCAGATGACTGTCAGTTCGACTAACACTAACGATACAAGCAATGGCACCGGTGCGCGTACCGTAGTGGTTGAGGGTTTAGACGCTAATTACAACGAAGTGTCAGAAACTGTTGTCTTGAATGGTCAGACGGCAGTCGCGATGACTGCGTCGCTGCTCCGGGTTAATTATGCGTATGTAGCAACAGCTGGTTCTGGAAACAGTGCCGCAGGTGACATTTACATCGGTACAGGTACTGTGACTGCTGGCGTTCCTGCGACCGTGTACGACATCATTAAGTTTGATTACAACAATACGACCACTGGCAGCTACACTATCCCAGCCGGGTATACGGGGTATGTGTCTCAGGGGTTGTTTTCGGCGGGTCAAGCAGGCGGGTCCGCCCAAGTTGAGGGGCGACTTTTATCCCGTGGCCCCGATAACATTCGTCGCACTGCTGCAATCACGACTGTCAATAATGGTGTGGCGGACTATACGTTTGAGTACCCATTGGCTATCCCGGAAAAGACTACACTTGAGGCGACAGCGGCTGCTAGTTCCAATAACAACGGTGTTTCTTCGATGTTTATTTTGTTGTTGGTGGCTAACAGCTACGATGCTGGGAATACTTAATTATGGCTAAGACAGCAGCATGGCAGAGGAAAGAGGGAAAGAATCCCAAAGGTGGATTGAACGCCAAGGGGCGTGCCTCCGCGAAAGCGCAAGGCATGAATTTGAAACCTCCCCAGCCGGAAGGCGGCGCAAGGAAGAAGTCGTTCTGCGCCAGAATGTCAGGGATGAAGAAAAAGCTGACCTCCGCAAAAACCGCGAACGATCCGAATAGCCGGATTAACAAATCATTAAGAGCATGGAAGTGCTAATCATGTCTGATATTGAATTGACCGACCGTGAGCGCCTAATCGCTAAGGAAGCGGCAAAACTTGCGCTTGAAGAGCTGTCTTCTGAGTTTTACCGCAAGGTAGGTAAGACGGTTGTTGACAAAGTATTGATTGGCATTGGATTGCTGGTGGTTGGCTTTGTCGTTGGCAAGGGCTGGTGGATTAAGGGTTGATACGCCAAATGGGAAAACGTATGAAAAAACGATACGCGGAAGGCGGAGAAATAGCGGCTCAACAGCCGACATATCCGTTCTATGGCAATCAGCCCGCTGCAAGCACCACGCAGCCGGGGGAGCCAGTAAACCAAACTTTTAATATCCAGCCGGGTATGGCACCGGGTGATATGGGGTTTAAGAAGGGTGGCAAAGTAAAGAGCGCGTCAAAACGTGCGGATGGCTGCGCTATTCGCGGAAAGACGAGGGCATGATGAAGAAGACTAAAAAGATGGCGGCAGGCGGGACATTTACTTCTTCGCCCGGCGTATTTGTGTCTAAGCCGACTGTAGCTCCAACTCCAACAGCCCCTGTAAAGCCTGAGCCTCCCAAGGCTGGCACATACGGAACTAGCTATGCTGGCCTTGGTAAAGGTCTTACGAACTATTTGAACTCCCAACAGGTTGGCGGCGCTGCACGGTTTGGCTACGACCCGGTGGGTAAGAACTTCCGCACGATGGAAGGCAGTGGCACCCCCGTATTTGCAAATATGCAGCAGATGCGTCAGGCGGCTAGAGGCTGGCAACGTGCCCAGCGACGTGGCGAACAGTTCAGCCCCAACTTTAAGTCAGGCGGCAAAGTCTCGTCTGCTTCTAAGCGGGGTGATGGGATTGCTACGAAGGGTAAAACTAAGGGAAGGATCGTGTAATGCCTACCGTTAGTAAGAAGCAGGAAAAGTTTATGCAGGCGGTTGCCCACAACCCTGCGTTCGCTAAAAAGGCCGGTGTGCCGCAATCTGTGGGAAAAGAGTTCACTAAATCAGGAGGCGGTATGAAAAAAGGTAGTACTAAAAAGATGGCAATGGGCGGTATGGGTCAAAAACCACTGACACCGGTCGCAAACCCTGTATCAAGACCGCCCAGTAAACCTTCTGGCCCCGCTGTAAGCCGCCCGCCCAGTAAACCTACTAGGCCCGGTATTGGCATGAAAAACGGTGGTATGACTGCATCAAAGATGGGCGCTGTTAAGACTGCTGCTCCTAGCCGTGATGGCGTTGCTGTCAAAGGCAAAACCAAAGGCAAGCAGATTGTCATGGCTGGTAACAAGCGCATGAACAAAGGCGGGTATTGCTAATGATGCCCTCACGCGGCATGGGCGCAATTCGCCCTTCCAAGATGCCCGGCGGGAAGAAGAAAGCCCGTCGGGATGACACCGACTTCACGCAGTACAAAGAAGGTGGGAAGGTCAATGCTGCTGGTAACTACACCAAGCCCGGCTTGCGTAAAAGGATTGTGAGCCAAGTTAAGGCGGCAGCAACCCACGGTACTAAGGCGGGGCAGTGGTCAGCCCGTAAAGCGCAGTTAGTAGCGAAGAAGTACAAGGCAGCAGGTGGAGGTTATCGTGACTGAGGCTACAAATAACGCGCCGTTACCGTCGCAAATGGTGTTTCGGCAGGAAGACGGTAAGTATCTTGTTAATAATAACGAGGTTAGCAAGGCAGAGTTTGATCGTTTGAGACAACAGTCCGATCAGGCTACGGGTATCAGACGAGATGCGGAAGGCAAACGCGTAAGACCTTCAATGGAAGAACGTAAACGTGCGTCGATGTCCGAATTTAAAAAAGGCGGCAAAGTGTCTTCAGCTTCCAAGCGAGCAGATGGCTGTGCGCAGCGTGGTAAGACAAAAGGCATGATGAGATGAAAGCCCCGCAACAGTCGCTGAAAAACTGGGGTGACCAGAAATGGCGCACCAAGAGCGGCAAGCCGTCCTCAAAGACTGGTGAGCGGTACCTGCCGGAGAAGGCGATCAAGGCACTAAGCCCATCCGAGTACGCAGCCACTACGAAGGCAAAGCGGGCAGGGAAAAAAGCAGGAAAGCAGTTTGTAGCGCAGCCTAAAGGTATTGCAAAGAAAACAGCGGGGTTTAGGTAATGGCTGAAACAACCACCACTACTAACTTTAACCCGACCCTTAACGACCTGATTGAAGAGGCGTTTGAGCGGTGTGGGCTTGAGCTGCGTAGTGGTTATGACTTCCGTACCGCCCGTCGCAGTTTGAATTTTTTGCTGACGGAGTGGGCGAACCGAGGTATCAACCTATGGACGGTTGAGCAAGGGCAAATCACGCTCGTTCAAGGACAAGTTACTTATGATCTACCTATTGATACCGTTGATCTTCTTGAACATGTTATTCGCACTTTTCCCGGATCAACTGCTAACCAAACAGATATAAACATTAACCGAATTTCCGTATCCACCTACTCCACGATCCCAAACAAACTGACGCAGGGCAGACCGATTCAGGTGTGGATTAATCGTCAGTCAGGGCAGACTACGGATGGTGAGATTAATTACCCGCAGATTAATGTCTGGCCTTCGCCGGATCAAGGAACAACAGAGTCGCCATACTACTATTTTGTGTACTGGCGGCTGCGTAGGATATACGATGCAGGTAATGGCGCGAACGTAGAAGATATTCCGTTTCGCTTCCAGAATGCGTTGGTGGCTGGATTGGCGTACATGCTGTCCGTGAAGCTGCCGGATGCGTTGCAGCGCGTACCGATGTTGAAGCAGCAGTATGACGAAGCTTGGGAAATGGCGGCTGGAGAGGATCGCGAGAAAGCACCGGATCGCTTGGTGCCACGGATGATTACTTACAGGTAAGGTATGCCAAGTAAATACGCTGCCGGTAAGAAGTCGATTGCGGAGTGTGACCGCTGCGGCTTTAGGTATTTGTTGAAGGAGTTAAAAACACTGACGATCAAGACGAAGAACGTCAAGATCAAGGTGTGCCCGACATGTTGGGAACCAGATCAGCCGCAGTTAAGTCTTGGTCTGTATCCCGTGAACGACCCGCAAGCAGTGCGCGAACCACGCCCAGACAAGAGCTACATTCAGTCGGGATATAGCGGACTGCAAACGAAGTTTAATACTGGACCTGCGGAAGATGAAACAGGCTATCCAAAAGGCGGTAGCAGGATCATTCAGTGGGGCTGGAACCCGATTGGTGGGGCAAGTGCAAACGACGCTGGCTTAACCCCTAACAATTTAGTGGCAAGCACTAGAGTTGGAAGCGTAACAGTAACAAATACTGTATAGGAGTAGAAAATGGACAGCATGAAAAAAGTAGCCAAGGCGGAAGCCAGCAAAGCAGTCACAAAACATGTGAAATCTATGCACAAGATGGCTAAGGGTGGCGTTACGGGCGAAGCCATGAAAAAATATGGGCGTAATTTGGCTCGTGCTATGAACCAGCGTGGCAACTCAAGGGGCAAATAATGGCTAAGTTCTCGATGAAAAAACAGGGCAAGGAAGTTGGCCCTGCTTCGACATACGCTGCGCCGCACACGATGGAAGGCGGCAAGACCAATATTGATACCTATAGCAAATACACTCCCGGCGCAAAAGTCGTCAATGAGATGAACGTGTCGGCTGCCGGTATTAGCAAGGGTAACTACAAGGAAACCAAGACCACCGGCATCAAGATTCGTGGTACTGGCGCAGCAACTAAAGGTACTATGGCTCGCGGACCAATGGGTTAAACATGACGTATACCGAGTTAGTCA